GATGCGTTGCGGCATAACTACCAGTGGCATACCTGTGCGGTTGATGACACGGGACAGTTCTACTGCTTGCTGACCTGGGAAGGTTTGCCCTGTTAGAGGGTCGAAAGATTTTTCTGATCCCATCACGATGGTGACGATTTCGTTGGCGCAGACGTATTCAAGGATGGTGAACAGGGTGTCTTGTCCTGGGTTCGCCACACGCAACGTACCGTTCAACAGTACCCCGTAGTTTTGCATCAGCCAACGGTACGGGCGGTGATACGTAAAAATCACATTGTCCGGAACAGGATTATCAATGTCAATCCGTGGAGCAGCAAAAGTATCCAACGGGTTACGCAACTGCCACTCAGGAAGACGCTTATCAAAGTTCGGCTTCAAATAAACAGGCGAATTGCTGTACGCCAAAAGGTGACGCGCACGTTGACGCATCTTCATAGACATACGGTTCTGATCCCAAATAGCCAGCATTGCCCGCTTACGGTCACGGGCCAGTTTCATCGAACGGTCCTGACCTTCACGCAAAGCAGGAAAATACGGTGACGGCATCGTAGAAGCAACACGCATACTCATCTGGTCAAGACCCTGAACAAGCAGGTTCGCCACAGAAGATTTCGTGTTCCTGTCCAATTCGTTCAACGGAACAATGACATCACCATTTGCTAACTGTCGCACTTCTCGCATCTGACGAAGGATCGGTCCTTGAGTGTCAACACGATCCTTGTACAGTTCAACGATTTCTTCAACAGTTTTCATTCAAAACCTTTGGTAGCCAAGACGAACCTAAGATAACACATTTATCTGGTTGTCAACCACGAAGGTCGCCACTGTCTCGGCGGTGGCTTCGCCTGGGTCAAATTAGGCAGATTCAAAATCGCCATCCACAACGCCATCACAATGTCGGTGCCGTGCTTTTTATCTCGACTCCACTTAGTCAACTCATCCTGGGCCGCCAATGTTTTCCAGTTGCCACGCATAGAAGGGAACCGCATAGCCCCCGACCTAATCACCGGCGGAATCAACGCCTCAACACCAAGCTTTTCGTCAACTTTGTTACGGGAAGTGGTATGAGAAATGACGTTCACACGGTTAGTTGCCTGCCAGCGACGCACAAAATCGTGTGCCAACAAGAAACGCTGTGCCGCATTGATCTCAACAACCCAATGGCTAATCGGATAACCCATCTGGTAGGACCGTTCCTGCCATTCGTGCATCAACCCTGAATACTCCCCCGTCGAAGTGTTAAATCCAAGGACTTCTTCAGCGGTCAACTTCACCCGTTCAAGGTCAACCACATGGTATATCTGGGTTTCAGGCTGGTAAATAATCCAAACAAACGCCCAAAACATTGTTGGTGACGGGTCAACCGCACAAATAGACACCCACGGATGCGCTAAACCTTCAGGGATATACCCAGGTTGGCGTTCGTTATCAACACAGCCAGGGTAATCCACCCCATCTGCTCCTTTGCCACCAGTAATCCAAGTACGGTCCACCAGTCGAGCATCAAGATCAAGGTCTTCCTGTTGGTACACCACCTGAAACACGTCAGGTTTGTTGTAGCGGATAAACGACAAATCTTTCCACGGGAGACGCTTCGGGTCAAGCAACGGACCTTCAGGGTACGGCAACGATTTGAACGAACGAGATTCCTTACCGGTATCTAATTCTTCGTAATACGCTTTATAGATGATGTGCTTGTATTTTTTCTGTCGGACAGGCTGACCAGATTCAACATCTTCAGGGGATTGCACATCCGAACCGTCATAGTTGATGTCTTCTTCAATGTCATACGTTTCCTTCGCAAGACAATGAGCGTACAAATCACCCGAACCGAGACGCTGCCCGATAACAGCTAGCAACCCACCTGGGTCGCATCGGGCTTCAGCCACATTGTCCCACCGTTCAAGGAGTTTGTCGCGAGCCACACTTTCACGGGCGTTATCGGGTGAGGCCACATCGTCAAACAAGCAAAGGTCGGCACGGTGGCCGATGAACTCTGCCTCAATACCGTAGGCTCGGACTGTTGGTTCTTTGTTATCCAAACCGTTTCCGTCTTCTTGTTCAACAACAAACTCCTCTGAACGCCACAACGCCCCCTTATCGACAGGTTTGAACCTGCCATAGTCAATCGTTAGACAGCCTTCCGCGTTGACAGCCAACCCCTTCTGAACCATCATCGGATCAGGTTCAATAGGCATCACACGCTCAAGCGTTTCACGGATACGACGAGAGTACATCTTCGCCATGTTCTGAGAAACCGACCCAATCATCACACGAACACGCCGGTTACGAACAATCGCCCACACCGCAACATCGTGAAACAATGTGGACTTACCCGCACCAGGCGGAACGTTCAACACCACAAATTCTTTTTCTTCAGACTCCAACAACCCAACAAGTTGCACTGCTGCTTCGACCTGCCACGGCGATGGGACACGCCCAAGATAGTGGCTACGGAAAAAATCAAAATCTTCCAACCCGCGTTTAGCGTTATCGCACAAATGCTCATACGGGATAACTGACGGCAAATCAATCGCATCCATAAAATTATGGTGTGCAACAGATTGCCTACCGCCTGATCCTGCACCAGACGAAACCTTATGGGCCGCTTCTTTACGGTTCGCTTCCAACAGTTTCGCTTTTTTCACCCAACGTGAACCCGTGTTGTAATGCACCCCTGTTTCAGCACACGCATCTTTGATGGTACGCCCCGACGCGATCAACGCAAAAAACTTGGCTTTGTCCTGAGGAGGGACAGATCGTTTAGTACCCATTACATCCTTTGCTGTGTTGATGCTACATCATCAGCCCACATCATCGCCCAACGATGACAATCACCACAGTTCCTAGCTTTATGATCCGTGCGATCACACAAATACTTTGTTTCACAACCCAACTTCATGGCCTGCCACATTGCAGTACGAGCAGTAAAAGACCAAGCCATAGAATCAGAAGACACAAGATGATTACGAAAAAGTTTCAACCCATCCTTCTTTAACCCGAACCCGTGCATTTTTAGACCGTAAGCAGACAAATCCTCCACCAACTGTTTAACGCCCTGTACGTTTGCACGACGACAAAACGACCCCATACCAACGGTGGGATAATCACGAAGATCAACCCCATAATCCAAATACATATCTAAATGAACCCTGTAATCATCAGGATCCCACCCCTGCAAGACAGGAATAATAGGAAGATCCGGTGCTAACCCTTGCAACTCAAGAAAATTTTCGCAAGTTAAACGCTGATGCTCATCAATCGACTTCCCTGTTTTTTGAATCATGTGCGGTTCACACATCCAGTCCTGTGGTGAAGCCCAATCCATCAAACCAATCTCATCTGTAATACGGTAAAGTTCTTCAACATACTGACCTGGCGGTGTAACCCACTTATCAAAAATAGAAAGCTCCGTAAAGCCACCACTGTCACAAGACCAAGAAACACCTGAAGGTCGAAACTTTTTGTATTTACGAAGCCGACGAACAGAAACAAACAGCGGGTTCGTATTGTTTTCATTCCACAACCACGACGGGTTGTTTGTCCCCACATAAAATTTAAATCGATCCACAAAACTTCCCGCTTCTAAACAAGTTTTACATTTACTGAGTAGAAACAAGCATACACATCTGCTATAGTCAAGTTCGCAACAGAACAAGTCCTTACCGTCGGGAAGACAGGCGAGGCAAGCAGGGCTGTACACCGGTTGCATGGTGCGGGGCATTTCACACACGGAAACGTGGGTAGATGTTTCCTGCAACCAATCAGTACCCAAGACCGAACCTGACCCTGTTGCGTAAGAGAAACAAGCAGCGTTACGAACGTCATCTCGTTACATCATTCGGTGTCGGCTAAAACAAATCTAGTCACGGCCACCATCCACTCGTTGAAGTGGTAAAGCGTGGGGGAGACTGTTAGCACCCCCTAGCCAGACACCGGACAGTCTTTCTGCTAACGCCCTCGCAAGCTCGGTTGTTGCCAAGAAGTGCCACCATCTCGACGTTGATCATCGACTCTGCGGCACTGGTTCTTCTTTCTCCGCCTCCCTCTGTGTAAAACAACTAGCCCGTCACTCACAGTGGTCAACCACCACACACAGTCACCAACAAGCCCACCACACAAAAAGAGTGAATCCGTAGCTTTCCGGTAATACAGTACTCCCCCTACCCGCGCCTCGGCAGACCCCCCGTTAGCCCCGCGGCCCGCCATAATCACCAATGCGGGAGAGAAAATTACATAACAACGATTATGGGCGCGACATTGGCACCCCCCCCTACCCCCCCTACCTGGCTAATTCGAGACACCTACCGCCCCGCGCGAGTGACGTGCGGATAGCTCCGCCTTGACCGCCGTCGAGTACCGTTGTCGAGTGTTGTCGAGTGCCGTTGTTGGGTGATCGTTGGCGGCGTTGTTTGCGATCTTGTGGGGGTGTCGATGGCCTGATAAATAATCTTGTTTATGAGCTTGACAAGTGTTGCACGGTTGGTCATAATCTCTATGTCGGCAATTCCGCCGGCACGCCGAAAGGGGCAAAAAATGACCAATGAGCCTGAGTGGGACAACTGCACTAAATGCGGTAATTCTGCACCGTTAGACGGTGTAGGTGTCTGCATTGACTGCGCTAATAGTGACCTAACAACACGCCTGAACGACGTTTTGAACACACGTTTGCGGGTGGAGGCCGCAGCCGTGTTGGAGGTTCTCACCACGTGGTTGGCCGATAATGAGCTAGCCATTGTCGATAACGCCTTGAACGTCGTAGAACTCTAAGAGGGGAAAACAATGAACACATTTACCATCGACGGAGGTATGAACTACCTCACTATAGGCACCCTTTACCGTGTCACGGGGTGGTTACCTGGCAGCCCTACCGCGCTGCGGTTTATGCGGTTCTTGTCTGTCGGGGATAAGACCGTGCGCCTGCAAGGTTGCCAACCTAACGGTGACAACGTGACGGAGGGTAGCTACCTTGTGTCACGTGTTGCGGGGTGGACATTTACCGCCGTTGGAGATGGACTAATGGAAACAGTATCTATTACCGCCTCTAATTTGCAGGTAGGCGACGTCATACCGGAACTAGACGGTGAACGGTTCACGGTGGAGGCCGTCACCCGTTCGCGGGACCTAACTTATGCCTACGGCATTATCTGCACTACGGAGGCGGGGCGGGCTGCACGTATCGCCCCCATCGGAGAGTTTTCCCGTGTGCGTCGTGTGTTCGACAGTGGAGAGGCGGTCACTATTCTGCCCCGTTCCACGTCGGGCAAGCTTGCCGACGTTCTTCCATTTATGAAAGGCGGCCACTAATGCACCCTGAACACTGTTCCATTGTCGAGGCCGTAGGCGGTGACCCCGCTTACATTGATGCCATAGTCAAGGCCGGCGGGGAGATTATCGCCCCGTTCACCCGCCTATCCCATCTAGGTGCCTTTATCGTTCGCCTACCTAATGACTCCGTGACAGTCATCACCGCCATTTGTGGCGACTGCTCCCGCCCCCGTGCGGGCTGCGTATGTGTCGAGGCGGGGCTATGAGTGGCGAAACATTGACGTGCGGTAGCTATTGCCCTAGCTGCGGTTGGGAGATTACCAGACTGCCATTCTTGACGTTGGAGGAATGGAACGCCCGCCGCAAGGGGCAACCTTGCCCACACTGCCACGATGAACTAATGCCGCAAGAGTTCCACCACGACGACGCCTTACTTATGTGGGCGACAATAAACCCGCACAATTAGATCGTGTAATCCTTGACAAGTGTTACACGGTTTGCAATAATGACACCAACGGGGCGCAAGCTCCCAAACAGAAAAGGGGCAAATAATGCCAACAACAGAAACACAACAGAAAAAATACCGCATCACCATAGGCGACTATGACGGGAACGCTAACGCGGTTCTAACCGATGATCTAGCACGGGGCGAGGAATACGCGGTACGTATGTTGGGCCGCGAATGGGGCGATACCCGCACTATCTGTATAGCCAGGTTCTATGAGTGGAACGGTAGCGAATACGTGTTCAATAGCGAGATGGAACACTAGACCCATACGGGGCGGGGTTAGACCCTCGCAAGGTTCGCCACCTTGCCGCCCACTATCCCACAAGGGGAGAACGTCACCACGACGGGCAAATAGAAAAGGGGCGAACAGTGGAAACTAAAGAAATGGCCAGAGTGCTATCAGTGCTAATGGGGGTGCATAACTACGCCGTAGAAATGGCAACGGCAGACCAGATCCCCGCCGATCATCACGCCGGTATCGCGGAAAAGGTACTGAATGCCTTTCTCGACGGTATGCGCGACGGAAAGACCACGGAGCAGCTAGCCACCGTGACGGGTACCGCCTACTTTCAAGCGGTAAAGGGGTTGGTATAAATGTCTGCCTATGTAGTAAATAGCGATCTAATCGATCTACTTGTCACCGTTGCCCTAGACGGACCGCCACACTCGCGCGGGTTGCGTGTCTGGCATAACGGCGAGGTGCATACGTTCGACACGATGCACGACACCAACGCCGGCGACACATTAGGCCAACTACTAACCGACGCAAACGTGGAGAGTGTGAATTACCGTTACCGCGAACACGACCACCCTATCGTTTACCGGTTCCGCCGTGTTTCCCACATTGGTGGCGAGAGCCGTGCGCTAATCCCGTGGGGCCACGTGTTGAACGCTATCGCCTGCCTCAACTATCAAAGCTGCGAGGTGCCTACCTGGGGCGAGAGTTTCGCTAATGCTTGCCTCGATGCGATCCGCCACAAGGTATGTGACCGCATCGCAAGCGAGACGGCTGCACCGTGGGAATGGTCACGCGAGACAGTGAAGGAACGCGAGAACGCTACGCGGGAACGCTTGAACAATGGAAAGGTGGCATAGTGAGTAATCCATTCTCTATCCGTTACGCCTGCCCCGTATGCGGGGCGGACATTGGGCAACCTTGCACGGGCGTTACGTATGTAGGCCCAGGGGGCTATTCATACATCACCGACCCGCCCAACGGCTACCACGTGAGCCGGTACCCCGCTATCACCTACCGATCCGATAGTGACGGGGCGACGATGCAATTCCTAACCGATCTAATCGTTAGGGGGAATGGCTAATGTACGAGGGCTACAGACACGACCCAGATCTAATGGCGCGCAAGCGTGTCGGCGGGTGGCTGCTTGAATGGCACCCCTCTCGACCTGGCCTATGTTGGGCGATCCCTGAATACCTAAAGACATTCCGCCAATGCGAGTCGGGGGTTATGTACGACGACGGGCGGATAGCTTGGGATACGCATTGGGGCGTTCCGCAGTATGTCAAAAGCAAGGTGTCGGCGTTTATTATCGAGTGCCAACAGAAACACAACACAACAACAGAAGCAGAAAGGGGCTAGCGGTGATCATCGCAAGCATCAGAACAGAACACCCCGATAACGGGGTCGAGATTTGGAAACGCACGTTTCCCCAATGGGCAGAGGCGCAAGCGTTCGCAGACCTAGCAATAGGGCGACCCGACAATAGCAACAGAACGCCGGTATTCATCGGGTTGTTCGACACTGAAACACACACAGCGCAGGACTACTACTTGCAAGGGGCAGAACAGTGACAGAGAAACGCCACTGCACAGAGTGCAATTACCACCTAGACGGATACGCCGAGAATGAGACTCTATGCGGAGCCTGTCTCGACCTACTTACCAATAACAACAAGCCTGAAAGGGGCGAAACAATGGAAACAACAACAGACAACCTCACCGAGGAGCAAGCCCTTGACCTTATGTGGTCATTCGCGCGCAAATTTGGGTGGAAAGGAACAATGTTTACCCGCGACAATGTACGGCAAGCGATCATCGACGAACACGGCGAGAGTGAAACACTCAACGACAAGGTGATCTCCGTGATGAAAACCCGTATGTGGGCTAAAGACCTGGAGGAGGCGATAGCCCGCGAAGGTATGGAATGTCTCTACGAGGCTATCTATGCCGCCGAGAAAAGCGGTGAACGGCCAGAAGAAGTAGCCATCGAAAACGCATTTGCTAACGCATTGGAAAGGGGCGAGTAATGGAAACGCCAGAAAAAATTGTTTATTTCGTGGTAGCAGTGGATCTTTCCACCGGCACCAAATACATCGACGATGAAACGCTAACGGCTAGGTTCCCTAAAGGCGATGAGAGCTACGAGGAATACACGCAAGCGTTAGCCATTCTCAACAACTCAGAATGGGGCAAGCAATGAGGCACGGCACCTACGTCATACCGCCTCACGGCTTGCGCCGTGTGTGGCGTGTCGAGATCTGGGAACACGGCACCTATGTGTGCCGACGGAACTACCGCAGAAAACTCGACGCTATTACGGCGGCATCGGTCTATAAAACACAAGTAGAAAGGGCGGAGCAATGACCCGCAAACATTCACCCAACCACCCCGCGGTTAGATCGTGGCACGGAGAGCCACGGCAGACCGTGAGACAACGCACCCAGGCAGTACGGGAAAGGCAAGGTATCCGCCACCGTGACGGAAAGACCGGTGACCGTGTTGTGATCGGGGCTAGCGCGTTCATTCTCGCTATCGGCCTAGTCGAGAGCTACCCGTGGGTGGCAGTGTTGTTGGGCGGCGTGACGTTCGTGTGTGCGTGGCCGTGGATCCGTGAAACTATCGAGGAGGTTAGACAGTGGCACTGATAATCCGTTTATCGTGCGACAAGTGCGAGGGCGAAAGCTTGACCGTCACCATCGGAACCTCAACCGATGCCCGCGTTGATGCGTTCAAGTACGGGTGGTACTGCACCGGCAAAGAAGATCTATGCCCCGTGTGTATGGGAAAGAACCCCGACTACTACACCGCAGAGCCGTTCTAATGCGTCTCCTAGCCCGTCTCAGGCGGCCAACGGCACCGCGCGACCCTATCCAACCTAACCCCAGGCAGAAGCTAGGGAATACCGGTTGGGTGATCGTTCAAGAGTCTCTATCGGGGCGACCAATGCGATGGTTCGGTTATCATCGGAACGACGTATGGCGGTGGTACGGCAACCCCGCACGGGCAGAAGTGTTTGATACTCGACACGCTGCTGTGACCGCCGTAGAAAATTGTTCTGTTCAGTATCGGAGTGTGTATCACATCACGAAACTAGAACCGTAGCGGTATGCTACCCTTAGATCGGCCCCGCCTAGCGTTCCCCCTTCCGCTAGGTGGGGCTTTCTATTTGCGCCACCTGATCGGTTGGGCCACTCGCACGTGTTGTTCGCGTTCTTTCGGGGTTAGGTTGCCCCAATACCCCTCACGCCTACCGGTCTCCGCCTCAAATGCGAGCTGATAGTTCAAGCATTGAAGCGTGACCGTGCAAGCATCGCAGTATTGTTTCGCTGCTGACCAATGAATACGTCGTACATCACCGGAAGGTATCTCAGGGAAAAACACTTCAGGTTTGTTGATGCCGTGGCAGGCACCTTTGGTTTTCCAAGAGTCGTCGGGCGTGTTCATTCAGTATCGGAGCGACTTTCTCTACTCGACACGTTCTCTTGATCTTCTTTTGTCTCAAACAAGCGGATAGCGTGAACGCAAGGATCTAAACCTTGTTCCCATTGTTCTTCTTCATCGGTAAATGGTAGGCCATCGTGGGTTGAGCAAACTGTTTTGCTTGCCCAACCCTGGACTATGCCGTACTGCAACCACTCATCAAAAGACATCGGTGGTTGTTCTAGCATCAGAACGGGTCTTCGTCTGCCTGAATTTGACGTGCGCCAGGGAACACCTGACCAACTTGTGCCATTACCTTTTCGGTTTGGTCAGCAACCCACGAATTCCAACGGCAAGACATACCAACTTCGTCAGCAATCAACTTGACTGACTTACCTTTGGTGCCGTCTTTCTTGGTGAATTCTTCCTGTTCGTAACGACCAACAACAATGACAGTTGATCCTTTAGCGATGCTGTTCGCGGTGTGTTCTGCAAGCTTGTTGAACACGGTGATGTTGTGCCAGGTTGTTTTCTTCTTCTCATCTTTGCCGTATGTGTCAGCAATCGAGAATGTCAAAACAGCCATCCCGCTTGGGGTGTATCGCAGTTCAGGATCTTGTCCGACCTTTCCGGATACGGTGATGTGGTTACTCATTGGGTTCCCCCTCTTTCTGTAGTGGAAGTATTCTTCCAGCTTTTTTGTGACAACTGTGTGTCGGCGGGTGTATGACCGCTACGAACAAGGTTACTCTAATGTCGCAACGATTACAAGACCAAACGGTGTTTTCGTTCTTTCCTGCACGTGCGACATTCACGCCCGTTGTTCGGTCTTCTGTATGTGTTTTCTTCTGTGTATTCATGTCCGTGTGGGCAGTGGGTTCTGTTTGCATAATAGTGGCGGCCTCTGTCAACAACATCTTTCATGTTGTCGGTTTGGGTTCCGCCTTCAAGGTGGTGTGGGTTGCAGCATCGGCGGTTGTCGCATTTGTGGCGTACCACTGGCGGTGTCTCGTATGTGGAGATGTAGTGCGAGAAGCGGTGGACTGAACGGTGTTTGCCTTGGGCGTAGAACTGTCCGTAGCCTCTGAGTGATCCTTGCCATTCCCAACAGTCTTCGGGGTTGCCGATGTTGACTCTTGCCCAGAATCGGGTTGTGATTTTGTATAGAAACGTTTCCATACGCCGCCCTTGGTCAGCCCCGCCTGTGGAAACCTTAGCATCTGTATTTCCAGCGTTGTACTTTGGGGTGTCGAGACTTGCAGACCAGGTCTTTCAACCCGTTGCAGTTCGCTTTGATGGCTCCCCATCCCCACGGACCGACAGGCCATTTGTATTTGGTTCCTTGCCAGTGTCCTTCCCAGGCGATGTTGTCAACGACGCGAGCTTGTTGTAGTGAGTTCAGTCCTTTAGCGGATGAGGTGTTGGACCAGCGTTGCCAGGTGCCACGGGCTATGCCGAACATTCCTGTGTAGGACTTGGTGGAGTGGTTCACGTCGGAACCGGTTTCGCATTGTGCGAGGCGGCGGTAGAACGCCCACGGCATTACGAGTTCTTCGCCGTATGCCTGTGTTGTGGTTGGTGTGAGGGTGGATAGGGACAAGATGATGAGGGTTACTGCGAGTTTCCGCATTGGTTTCCTTTCGACAGGGGACAGGTCAAGTAGGGGCCATAGTCCTCCCATGGGTACTGTTATACGGATTAGGTCAGTCTAGCCTGAACAGTCTCAGACCAAAAGATTGGGTCATTCCAATCCGCAAAAGAATTCAAATCCTGCTGCGAAACCCAATAAGTATCAGCACTTCGTAGCTGTCCAACACTCATACCGGTAGCCAAATCAATCCAGCCAACCAGTAAAACCTTGTTCTCTTTCACGATGCACAAGATGTAGTCGGCAGGTTTGTCTTTCGGATGCAGGAACAGATGACCGTCTCGATGTTCTGTTGAACGTATCTGGTAGTGAGCGACATCACCTGGTAGGTCAGCTAGGCGTTTGTTGGTGGCGGGTTGCCAATGCCTATCGAACGCTTTCGCTACTGCATACTCGGCAATCATCCCGATGATGTCTATTTGCCAGTAGTTCTTACGTTCGTCTGATCCGTAGAACTGTGGCCGTTCTTTCGCGATGGATGCGATACGCCGTTGACAGCCTGCCATTGCTGCGTGGGCGAGTTCGTATTCATCTAGAGTTACGACGATTTGCACCTAGTAACCAGCCTGCTTCAACAACCCAACAAGAACCCGTGTCGGCAACACCGCATACCATTCACCAGGATCGGTAGTGCCACGCTTCTTAGCGATAACAGCACCCGTGTCTGCTTTAGCGTTGAGCATTTCCACTTCTAGTTCTTTGATCCAGCCAGCCAAATCTATTGTCTTGTGGTTCTTTACCTCAAACACGATAGGCCCACAGCCGGTGATGTCGCCCTTGTCCACGGTGCCGTGCAAAGCTCGACGCTCCGCATAGGGGAAACCGTTCTCTCGTAGGAACTTCACTACCGCAGTCTCAGCAGCAGTGCCTTTCTGTTTTGCTTTACTCACTATGGCACCCTTCGTAAAACTTCTGACCCCAAATCTCGATGGGGTGATACCCAAGCCTGATGCACATACGGTCAGCGTTATACACATCAATGCCTTCATGCACCCAACGTTGAGCAGAGCGTTTCCCGACAGCGTTCAAACGGTCATCAGCACGGAGACGCTCCACCAAGACAGACCCATCAAGACGCAACTGAAATGTGGCGACAGGTCGGCGGCTTTTCTTGTAGTCACTGTTTGCTTTACGGCAAATCTCACACCGGCATTTGTATTTCACATAGCCGTTTCTTCCGTGGATCATCAGACATTCCACCAATCTTTGTGTTTGTTTTCCCAACGGCGGTAATACTCCTGAACCCACTGCTTGTCCTTGTTGGGTTTATTGAGCAGGGCTACAGCGTGGGCAAGGCCGTTCATTATCTCGCGCAGTTCCTTGACTTCTGCTTTCATCTCTTTCAGTTGATGTCGAAGCAAAGTGATGCGGTCTTCTAACGAGTCGATGTCATGCGGCATCGTGTACAGCCTTCCAGTATTTCTCAACTACACCAGCGCAGTTAGGGCATCCGGTGTCATCTGTGATACCTGCCAAACGAAGACCCTTCTCACATTCAAGAGCAAGGTATAAAGCCTCAGCAATCTCTTTCCAGGTGTCACGTTCGTTGGCTACTTCTGTCATCGCATTGTCGTGGTCGTCGATGTACACATAGTCCCTCACTTCTCCAACTCCTTCTCCATCGCTTGTCGAACAAGATCACGAAGCAACTGTGACCGCTTGATGCCACGGGCCTGACAAAGCAAACCAATTTCTTCTAACTGTTTCGGTGTCACACGGATACCGATGATGTGTGCCGAAGCCTCTGATGCGTCAGGGTCAACTGTTCTTTTGTTAGCCATTACATAGCCTCCGACATCTTCTTGTATGCGGTACGAAGCTTGGCAAGGTCGCCTTCAGTCCACTTATCTGAGTCACCCAAACCAGCAGCCTTCGCTACCTCGTCGGGGTTGATGCCACGTGCCTCACACGCAGACTTGAACTGGTTCACCTGGGCGATAGATAGCAAGCCATCAGTCTTTGGTGTGGTCTTCGGGGTTGCCTTCGGTGCCGGTGTAGGTGTGTGGCTAGGGATGTCATCCCATTCCTGCTTAGTCCACAACGACAGACAGATACCGAAACGCATAGCAGCATTACGAATGAAGTCCGATGCGAGTTCTTTCAACAGGTCAGGTTTGTTGTGTGCTACTGATCCGATACCGAGACGGCGTACACCGTGAACAGTGAGCCAGCCAGCCATATGTGCCAGCCCGTTCTCGACGCGGTATGCGGGCAGGCCGTCAGCGTCAAACGCTACTGGTTCCCATGACCAGCACGGGTCAATCTCGATAAGCATTTTGGTTACGTCGGCGTGACCAACGAAGTCAAGTTGGATTCCACCCTTAGGTAGTTTGCCAACGATGCGCGGGTCAGGCACACCGTATGTGGCGAGTACATCGCCAAGTCCAATAGTTTTCTTTTCCATTATTTTTCTCCCTTCAAGAGAAAGCTACGTGTTGTTGATGTTTTTGTGAACTGTGTATGCAGTTCGGGGTACGCTTCTTTGAACGCTTTTGCGTCAAAGGTGCTGCGTTCTTGTGCCTTCCAAGTGGCAACTGTTGTACCGTTGATGGTAGCGGTGTCACACTCGCCAATCAACTCACAAATCTGAGATTTCAAATCATCTTCCAACTGCTTGTATGAATCCAGTTCGCTACGCACATGACGAAGACGGTCAAACAAATCAGATGTCTCAGTGGGCAACTCTTGAATCTTGCTCACGCTTCGCTTGTAACGGGTAGCAATAGTTTCATACGACCACTTCACACCTGTTGGCATCATCCCCAACTCGATAGCGTTCAGCCAAGCTTCAACAGCACTGATGTGTTCAGCCATTTCTGCCGGTGTAATCACCTGCTTGTGCAGATGCAGAATCATTGACGGATCAAACACAGCCCACATCACTTCGTTGGTGTCTGCACAGATGGCTTGTTGGATGCCTTGGATACGCCAGTAGTCAGGCAGGTTGCCTTCCCATTTGCGGGTGGTGGTTTTGATTTCAAGAATCATGCGGGTGTCACCATCTTCGTAATACCCGTCGAGTGTGGAAACCATCCGCGCCCCGTTCGGTGAATCAGCGGCGAACATTTCTTCGGGTGTGATGTATGGAACACCAATCTTGTCGGCGGCCCATTCAAGAACGAATGGTTCTAAACGGTTGCCACGTTCCATTGCGGGGTTCGGTGGAATTGGTGTAGGTGCAACATCACCTAATAGTTCTGCTGCGTATGCGTCTTTCTTGACGAATGGATGCAACCCGTAGATTGCTGCCACAGCTGATGCCGACACACGCTTGTTTCCTTCTTCATCTCGGAAACGAATGTTCAGCCAGTCTTGCCCGCCGTGTTCTGGTTTGGCAATCCGATAACGATGTAGAGCCATAGCCCCTCCTTGTTGTATAACGATTGACCGTCACATTATCGGCGGGGTGTATCAAAGTCAAGCAGAAATATTTAGTCCTCAAAATGAATGACGGACATAGACCGAACCATCCCCGCGGGGATACGGAAAATGTGGATTCCTTCGCCATCATGGAAAGATTGCATCAACGTGATGTGATCCTTTTTGGAACCTGGTTCGTCTTGTGGTATAAGAAAACCGACACTGTTGACGATTACTTCACCGTCATCTTCGAGTGTGTCAAGAGATAACCAACCTGGTTCTTCGCCACAAGCATCAGCCCATTTGACAAGAACGATGGGGTACTCAGTCTTCTCCATCTGATTCTCCTTCTGTGCGGCATTGCGGGCAGTGACGGCCTTCGTTCACATCCCATCCGTAGTCACAGTTAGGGCAGGTCAGCCAGTTCTTTGGTGCGGTCATAGCCCGATATTAGTCGGGGTTTATGCGACTTTCTTAGCCTTATGTAGCAAGGATTCCAACCGTTCAACAGCTCGGATGAAGTCGTCGTGGTCTGCCGGTGGCACCACTACTTTCACTAGATACTTCAGCAGGATTTCAACGTCGGCGTGTGTCATAGGACTGCCGACTTTATCACCTACTTTGGTTTGGTGATGTAGTCCTCGACTGTTGTTAGACGCTTCTCGATGCGGTCAATCGCATCACGCATAGATGTACCGCCGTTGTTCTTCATGTTTGACTCAACGTGGCTGACAGCGTGTTCAATGCGTTGTCCCCATTTGAAGATTGGATACACCACTGCGCGATGGATGACACCAATAGCGGCGACAACTGCGCCTACTGTGATGATCCATTCTGCGACAGTCATTGGTCGTCTTTGTTACTGATGCGTACTGCTTCGCCCCACGCCATCAATAGAAAAGCAGAGACACCGAGAACTGCACCGATACTTACCCAGATCAGTACACCCACGGTTCTCATCATGCCTTTTCTTTGGCCTGTAGTTCAGCCCATACCGCAGCGAACTTGTTTGGATTGTCTGCCATAGCGGGAGAAAGTTCAAAATGCAACCACTTCCCACCTTGCGAACCGGCATTGCTTTCGCTGTCATAAATCTTTACCGATTTAGGATCGCTACCTTCGCCACGGGAGCAACGATAGCCGCGACCCCATCCAAGTTTGCCGTCGGTTTTATCGGCATCAAACGCATAATCGTGTGCTTCTTCAAGCCCTAATGCAGCACTGTTCTTCAACATGAAATGCCACAGTTCCATCGCTTTGGTGCGGTTACTGTACCCCAAATCGCAGGCCCTGCCAGTGGCATGGACTGATAGCCAACGAGGGTCGCCCTTCTTTGCCTTCGGGTTATTCATCGAGCGATTAGCAAAACCACCAAAGTTTGTCAAGCCGTATTCCTTCATCGCTAACTGCATGAACTTCTTTGTGCCTGGTCGAAGACCTGTACGTGAAAGCCCGTCACTGTTGCCTGTGTACTTGCGTGGCATTATGGCCTCCTAAGAGAGATAGACATTAGATCAACAACAAAGAATAGCAGGCAGATTAGCAGGGATATAATCTGCAACGCACCAGATAGCGTGAGTACCACGATAATCATACCTGCAAGGGTCCAGGCTGCACCCACTAGATGCCTCACCAGACGCGACAGGACACGCCTACGCAGGGTGTGAGGTCCGTGACCTAGCAAACCTATGAGATGTGTCGATGCGACTGGTTCTTCTGCGTCAAACACGATGACAATTTCGGTGTTCATCAAAGCTTCTTCTCCGACTTCAACACCGATGATTGTTCGGCTTAGTTCGGGTAAGGCGATGGCGTACTTAGGCAGGGACTTGTCTTCGTCAAACACGATGTAGGAGGTGGGGGCTTTGAAGACGCTACGAAGGAACCGTTCTATCATCTTCTTCTCCTGCTTGATGTGCTGCTACTGCTTGTGGTGGATACCCCCGTGGCAGACATTGTAGCCACAGCGGTGATTTGTACGATGGCGGCGGCAACCACGGTTTTACGTTGGGCTTCGGTGGCTGTCAGTTTGATTTTGATGGGGCCGATGCCAACTTCACGGGTATATGTTTTACCATTCTGATTCGTCGTCTCCTGAGTCTGGGGTGTCAGGGTGCTTGTCGTCGTCTCCATCGCCGTAGGAACGCTTGTAGAAGCCTCTAAGACGATTGTAGAGGTAGAAGTAGGGATCGTCATAAGGGTCGTAGTCGGTGAAGGCTTCAATGTTGGCGGAACCACCGGCACCGAAGTTGAAGATGACGACACCGTAGAGGGTGACAGGTTCACCGTCGTCGTCGAATTCGGCAGAGTCGTAGTCGGCTGGAGTGAAGTCGATGTCGTCGTGGGCGGGTCGGGCAGTGTCGTCGTAGTGCTGGACAATGTTGGCGAACTCGTGGTAGATGGCTCTGTTGTAGGCGGCAGAGTGTTCGTCGTCGTCGTAGTTGTCCATGTCTCAACTGTACTAAAAGCTGTCGCTGGAATTATCTCCCAAGTTGCGTCAAGCATCCAATACAGTTTCACCCAGGCTCCGCCACCGTTCTCGTAAAACCACAGCAACATTTGTTTCGGGACACCGTATTCAAACGGCACAGGATCACTAACGGAACCACCGCCACCTTTGTCGAACCAGTCGTAAGTAATCAGGGTGTCATCTAAATACAGGATTGTGCCGTCATCGGCTTGTGCCATAAACCTGACATCACACGTGCATGGTGCAGTCAGATACGAGTCGTAGCGAACCACAAAATCTTCATACATATTGAACAACGGTTCAGCGTCAAAGTTCTGATCAACTTGTGCAACTTGTATCGTGCCAACTATCGGTCTGTTCGGTGGCACTGGTGGGGCGTTGTTGTACCAGTAGTTGTTATAAACCGTGGCCGTTATACCAGGGGTA